TGATACAGTTTTAGTATCGTAATAAATAAATTAAATAAGCGAGGGCGTAAAAACCCTTGCTTTAATAACCTTAAAAATAAAAAAATATGTCTTGTATAGCACTTACACGGTCCAGAGGTTTAGACTGCTCCAGAATCGCAGGAGGGGTTAAGAATATTTATTTTTCGGTTTACTCAGACTTCGGCAACACGGACTGGTCTTACGACGGTACGAACGCTCAAGAAATAGACGCTATTAATTGGAATAGTAACAGTATCTACAAGTATGTTATGCCTTTGGGTGTTGCGTCAGTATCAGATACAATTACTGGTTCTACTGAAAACGGAACTATTTTTTACACGCCTACGGTAAACATAATGTTAAATAAATTAACCAAAGAAGACCAAAACGAAATTAGACTTTTAGGACAGACTAAAGTTAGAATATTAGTAGAACTTAACGCAAAATTAGCTTCGGGACACGACGTTATTTTAGCTTGTGGTTTTGAAAACGGAATGGATTTAAACACGGGGTCGGCTGATTCTGGCGCTGCGTTTGGAGACAGAAACGGTTACACTCTTACCTTTACAGGCTTAGAGAGTAGACCAATGGCGTTTTTAGAAGACTACGGTTCAGCAATTTTTGATAACGCAGGATTTACAAACAAAGGAACACCATTTGTAGTACCAGCGTAATTTTATTAGTAGTTTCATATATTAAAAAGGAGTAACTAATGTTACTCTTTTTTTTTATTTACCAAATAAATTTATACTTTTTCTATTATATAATATGATACAAGCTACAACGGAGTCAGACTTTATATTTTATATACAAACGGAAGACAATCGTATAGACACTTCAGCGGCTACAAGCAAAATAAGACACTTGCTAAAGTTTACTAATGACATGGATAAATCTATACATTATGTATACGCAACCGCTCAAGAAATATACGAAAGGTATACAAAATTTGAAGTAGACTACGATAGTACGCCAAGCGTATATACATCTGTAAATTTAAAACCAGCTGGTTATTATAAATACGAAATATACGAAGTGGTTTGGAGCGGTACTGTTACAATATCGGCTGGTAATGCGCCAGTAAACGAAAACGACGTATTAACACCAGCTGCAAGTACAAAAGGCGTAGTTAAAGGGCTTGTAACAAAAGGAAAAATGTATGTCGCAGATAAAAGCGGTACTGAGCAAGTTAAATACACTCAGCACCCAGAACCTAGCGGCTCTAATTATATATATTACGGAAATTAAAAAATTAAAAAATGGCAATTGAAAACGTACAACAATTATTGACAGAACAATTAGGAAAAAATGCTGGTACTGAAATATTTACAACGGCAAATCAAACGGGTAAAGATTTTTACTGCGTTTATTTTCCAGTAAATAGCGTTATATCTAGTATTACAGTAGCAGATGCGACAGGTGAATCTGCTTTACATACTACTTTACCAGCTGGTACAACCCTATTCATGAATATTACTCAGATACAACTGACTAGCGGAGTAGGAATAGGCTATAAAGAGTAATTATGTTAGCACTAAAATTAGCACAAAGTATTGGCGGTATTGCTAACAGAAATTCTTTTAGTAATGTTTATTCTTTAAATTTTGCTGGTGTTGACGATTATGTTAATTTAAATTCAGCCGTAGGTGTTATTGGTACTCTTAGGGCTACATTATCTGCATGGGCTAAATTAGAAGACGTTGGAACAGATAATACATCAATATTCAAATATTATGTTGATGGTAGCAATCAAGTTACTATTATTTATTTAAGTTCAACAAATCAATTTAAATTTATGTATAAAGCTGGGGGTACTGTAACACAAGTTCTAGTAAGCGCGGGTAGCATTGAAGGAGATGGTAAGTTTCACCATTATGCAATAACCTATGATGTTGGGGCGGCTGAATTAAAAGCATATATAGATGGTGCGCAGGTTGGAACGACTCAAACCTCTTTTGGTACTTGGTCTGGAACTATAAGTGTTTTTGAACTTGGGCGTAATTCTTTGGCTGGAACTGGATATTGGATAGGTCAAATTGACGAAATTGCTTTATTTGATGCTGCTAAAAGTTCAAGTGATATAAGCGCAATATATAATGGAGGTAAACCAAATGATTTAAGCGGTGATAGTCAATTAGTTGGCTATTGGAGAAATGAAGAAGGAAGCGGTACTACTATTGCAGATGCCTCTACAAATTCTAACTCTGGTACTTTAATAAACGGAACTGCTTTTAGTAGATTAGTACCATAAAAATATAATATGAAATACGTAATTTATAATATGACAAATGTATCTTTAATTGATTTTACAAAAGTAAAAGAAACTAGCAAAGAAACATTAAGGCTTTCAATGGATAAAACAAAATGCGTTTTGAAATTTGAAGGCGAAACACCAGAATTTTTAGTAGGTTTGCAACAATACAATTATGAAGAAATAATAAATATTATGCACTCTATTGAATGGACTAACAACGAATAATATGAACGACAAAATACTATCAATAAATTTAGAAACTCAAACTGCCCCTATAATAAAAGAGGTTAACGGTAAAGATTATATAGAATACGGTACTGAAGACTGGAAAAACCTTTACCCGCAGTTTTTAATTGACCTTTACTATAATTCTAGTACACACGCGGCTATTGTAAATGCTACTGCGGATATGATAGCTGGTGAAGACATAGTTATAGAATCTGACGAAGACGAAAATTTAGATATGTATGTCAAGCTAAAGAAGTTTTTTAGACACGCTAACGGTAAAGAGACATTACATCAAGTAGTAAAAAAAATAGCTTTTGACTTTAAATTACAAGGAGCGTACGCTATTCATATTATTTGGAATCAAGAAAAAACAGAAATAGCAGAAATTTATCACGTTCCAGTCGAAAGGGTTAGGGCTGGTCGTGTTAACGAAATTGGTAAAATAGACACTTATTATATTAGCGCTGACTGGTCAAATACAAGAACGCACAAACCTTACCCAATTGCAGCCTTTAATGTAAACGACCGAACTTCTGCTAGTCAATTATTATATACTGGTTCGTATAGCCCAAATATGGACTGCTATCACACGCCAGACTATATAGCGGGTTGTAACTGGGCTTTAATTGACCAAAAAGTAGCTGAGTTTCATTTAAACAATATAGAGAACGGTTTTTCAGGCTCGTATTTCATTAGTTTTGCGAACGGAATTCCATCGGCTGAAGAACGCTATCAAATAGAAAAAAGCCTTATAGATAAATTTACTGGCGCTAAAAACTCTGGAAAATTTATTTTAACATTTTCTGACGATAAAACTCGTACTCCAGAAATAACGCCAATTAGTGTAAGCGACGCTGACAAGCAATATTTAGCCTTACAAGAACTGCTTGTACAAAACATTCTCACGGCTCATAGGGTAACTTCTAAGACACTTATGGGTATTGATAGTACTAACGGGTTCAGTTCTAATACAGACGAGCTTATAAACGCTGCAAACTTTTATGTACAAACAGTTGTAAGAAGTTTCCAGCTAAACATACTAGATACTTTACAGACTATATTTTCTGTAAACAATATGGATTTAGAAGTCGGTTTTGTACAATTAAAACCTATTACAGTACAATTTGACTCTAAAACTGTACGTGAGGTAATGACCCAGAATGAGATAAGAGAAGACTTAGGTTTACCAGCCTTAGATGAAGAAGAAACAGTAGAAGAAAAATCTACATTTAGTAAAGTTGGTACTATGATAACTGACGGTATTGAAATGCCGTTATACGAAACAATAGAAGAAGCTGAAGCAGAAGCCGAAAGGTTAGGTTGTACTGGTTATCATGAACATACGCAAGACGGCAACACTTACTATATGCCGTGCGAAGACCACGAACAAATAATGAATCTTAGCAAGTGTAATTGTAAAGAAGAATTTATAACGCCTAACCCTTGTCAAGAAGGTTACGAAGCAATAGGTACTAAAATAAAAGATGGTCGTGAAGTGCCAAACTGCGTACCTATAAAAGCTAATAAACAAAACTTATCTAATTTTATAGAAGAATTTGGCGAAGACATAGACGAAGACTGGGAGCTTGTAGACGAAGAAGTAGTACACGGCGAACACCAAGACTTTGATTTTGAAGAAGAACTTAACATTATGGTTAATGATAGGTTAGATTTAGCTTCTACTGGTACGGCTAGACCTAACTCTAGAAGTGAGCAAGACGGCGTAAATGAGTCATTTAATAACTACTACAAAGTAAGATACGAATATAAAAAAGCGTCTGGTACTGGTAGCACCGCTAATAGTCGAGACTTTTGCAAAGGCATGATGTCGTCAGGAAAAATTTATCGCAAAGAAGACCTTTTAAGGCTTACAGATATACAAGTAAACGATTCTTATTTTTCTGAAAGACAAGGGCGCGAGATAGGTTTTGGACCTAATGGAGCTTTAAAATATAGCATATGGCTTTTTAAGGGCGGTCCACGCTGCAAACATTTTTTCAATCGTTTGATTTTCAAGACCAGTTTAAGAGGTGCAAAGTCTCCTATAAACGATAGTCAACTAATTAGCGAAGCAAAA